TTACGTCTAAGTCTTCTTGCCTTATGTACATTTTGCGAATGATGTCGTCGTCTCTTTTGCCGCTCAGCAGGTCCATTAGCTGGAGGTTCATTCTGAATTGATCCATGCCTTTTTTCTCAGTGAACGAATTCAAAGCCTTATGAAAGCGAGTCAGATCATTTGGCAGTCTGTCTTTTTCCAGTTCCCCTCTTTTCTTTGCCGCCATTAGCGCACTTACAGAGCCATACTGATCGAAAATCCTCTCGACAGCTTTACTGCCCAGTCCACGAATGCCAGGAATGTTGTCTGATGTGTCCCCAAGGATAGCTTTGGCTTGCAGGAATTGAATCGGCGTATCGAAGCTGGTCTTTTCCTTAAAGTCATCGTAAGTGCAGTGCGGTCCTCTGACTCTGTGATCCTTCCAACTGATGAAGGGCGTTACTAGCTGCTGCCAATCCTGATCTCCAGTCACAAGTAAGGTCGGAGACTTGACTCGTCTGCTCAGCATCCCAGCTATATCGTCAGCTTCATAGTTGGTCGCAGAGATCTGCTTGATGCCAAGAAGAGCAATCAGATCGCAAATATTTGGTCGTTGGCGATAGTAATCCTCAGACGAATCGACCTTTTCCTTGGTGTCTGCTCTCTTTCCTTTGTAAGAAGGTAGAATTTCATATCTGAATTTCGCTTTGTGATCCCACAGAATCCACATCTTCTGATAGGTTTCAGAATAGTCTGTCGTCAACCGTCTTAGTGTCTTCAGTGTGCCGATGGTTGCTTGTGTCTGGTTTCCTTCTCCATCATAGGATGGAACGGTATTATGAGCGGCTCTTCCAACTGAATTGCCATCTATAATCATTAAGCCTTTATTCATTTAGTCTCTCCAGAGTAAAAAGCCAGGAGTTACCCTGGCTTCTTTGTCGATCAGGCTTGATTCAGCTGTCGGACATAAGATCGTCCAGCATAGCGTCATCAATATCTACTTCGGGCGCGCTCTCATCGTCGCTGAATGCGCTGTCAGACAGCTCCCCAGCTATGCTGACGTCTTCCTTTGATGATCCAACAAGCTTAGCGCCTGAAGGAGCAGAGCTTGTGATGCCAACAATGGAAGCGATAGTTGAGATCGCCATCTGCTTCTTCGCAGAATCTCTCTGATCAACAGCCTCATTGAGATTAGCGATGTTTCCGGTCAGAGACTTCGGATCTATCGCAAGACGCTTCGATGCTGGCATACAGAAGTATTTCGTATCGAATCCTACGCCTTCACGATTGATAACGATGTCCAGACCGTCCTCGAACGAAGTGACGTCGCCATATTCGTTGATGATCTCAGCGATGGCTTCGAACACAGTAGATCCGACCTCAAGTATCTGAGGCTCGTTCTTCTTGTCGCTGGAACGGTGAAGAACGTTCATCAGGTAGCGCTGTCCTGCAACAGCTTCCTTGAGAATGGCGATTTCCTCGTCACTGTTGGCGTTTCTGTTTGCTTCTTGAAGCGCCATACAAATATCACAAGGCTTTCCATACGTCCGATCTTCACAGATATGAACGGCAACAGCTTTTCCATTGGGTTCGGTCTTGACCCAATGAATTCCGAAGTCGTGCCAGAATTTCGTTGGTTGGTCAGCATCCCAACCGCCAGGAAGGATACGATACATTTGTTTGCCAGGAGATGGCTTGATCGTCGCAACTCCACGCTTGGCTTTAATTGCTTTTTGCTTTTGCTTAATCAGGTCTTGGATGTTCATAGTTTGGTTTCCAATAGTTTGGTTAGTTTGGAGTTAAGCTTTTTGCAGGTTTTCAAGTATTTGCTTTTTAAGGTCTGTTTTTCTCTGCTCCTCATCACCTCCTTTCATTCTCATGCTTCCTTTGCCTTCCTCTCTTGCATCTGCGCCCATCTGAATAAGCATGTCGCGTCGCTGTCTGAAGGCATCCAATGTTGACTTGCACAGATTGGCTTTCAATCGTGCTTCGGCAACAGTTTTTTGCTTGTTGGCGATTCGAGAATCGCTATTGATGCGGTTTGATATCTCTCCTTCAGTGGTCTTAAAGCCTTTAGATCGGTTATTTTCTCGGATTTCAGCATCGACAAGCGCCGTTACGATGCTCAACTGTCGCTTAGCGGTGTCGAGATTATACTCTGCTGTATGGCAGATTCTTGCGTACTCCACATATAGCGGTGCTTGATCCATGAAGCTGGCAGTCAGATCAGTTGGTGAAATAGACAAGTCTCTCTTCACCTCATCGACATCAACTTCAACTGGATCTGGCTGATTGTTGACTTCAATAGCAATAGGATCAATGGCTTCGATATCATCAGCAGGATCAGACACCTCAATTGCTTTCTTTGCGATCTCGACGGCTTGTTTCCTGTTCTCTGCTTCAATCTTGGCTTGCTCTTCTGCTTTGATCTCAACTCGCTCTTCATCAGACTCTTTGGCTATTGGCACATCTTCAACTGGCTTCTTCCTTGTCCGTCTTTTGCGCTTTGTCGGGGGCTTAGGCGCTTCTTCAGCTTTCTCTTCCTTCTCAGGAGACCCAACTAATACTTCAAGGTCTTCAGCTTCAAGCTCAACAGCAACGGGTTCGACAGACTCAGACTTCTTAGACTCAGAGGTCTTTGGAGACAATTCTTCCAGTTCAGCAAGCAGGTCGTCAATTGAATCGGTCATGTTGTTTCCTCTTTTAGTGAACTAATATTAATCTAGAGACAAAAATAAATCAACAAGGTAATTAAGATTTAATCATTGAATGAGCATGTGCCATCACTTCATTCAGCTTGTCTTGAAGGTTCGGATTGTGATAAATCATCATTGGATTAAAGCCAACGACAGTTGTGGCGTCTGAATCTGGGTCATAGCTATCCGTCATCAGTATCTCCTCCCAAGATCCTTTCAAGTCAGGTAAGAGATGTCTTGCTGCTTTACTACCTAAAGTCAGAATCACAGGAGGCTTTAATACTTCAATTTCTCGCTTCAGATACTGAGAACAGCCATTAATTGAGCCATTGTCCAGCTTTTCGCCTTTTGCAGGCTTAGCTTTGACAAGAGCGGTCAAATAGATGTCACCCATATTCAAGCCTGTATAAGTTAAAGCCTTCTCTAAGAATTCACAACCCTTTCCTCTGCCCATAATCATCTCTGATTCCTCAGAGAAGTTGGGTGCATCCATAACGATCATGATCTTAGAGCTAACCCCAAAGCTAGGTCTGACATGCGGATTGGACTCCAGATCACACTTGGTACAGGCATTAGCTTCGTCCATTACTTTCTTTACAGCTCCAACCTCTAAGGAAGTGGTCGGAATCAATCTTTCGGCCTTCACATTACTCAACATGACATTGGGTAACATTGCTTTCTGGTCCTTCAGTCGAGAGATGTGATTGGCTGGAACAGCACCGGGAGTAATGCTGGCAAAAGTTCCGATCTTCTCTAGTGCCTCACGAACTCTAACGTTGCACGCTCTACGATTGACAGTGGCTATAAAGTCACTCATGTCTTCGAAGTCTGAGCCTTTGTCTTTCTTGGCTTGAATAATTGCAGCAGCACCCTTCTCACTTAGCCCCTTCACAGCTTGGAATGGTGCAAACAAGCATTCTTTGCCATTCACTTCTGCTATCTCATATCGGTCGCTTGATATGTTTATATCGGGTGGAAGCACTTCAATGCCCGCTTTCTTAGCATCACGTATCAGATGGTTCAGCTTATCGTCTCCGAGAGCGGTCAGCGCAGCGGCATAAAACTCAATCGGATAGTGAGTTTTGGCGTACATCGTCTGAAAACTGATCAAAGTATAGGCAATTGAGTGAGACTTATTGAATCCGTAGCCTGCGAACTTCTCGATCAGATCAAACAGGTCATTTGCGTCTTCGTTTTCCATTTTAGAGTGATCAAACGCACCCGAAATGAACTCCATCCGCAACGATCCCATCATTGCAGCGTCCTTTTTACCCATTGCTTTGCGCAGATGATCCGCTTGAGCCATGCTGAATCCACAGAGATCTCTGGCTATCTGCATCACTTGTTCTTGAAAGATGATGACTGATACGGTGGGTTCCAGTGCGGGCTTTAATGCGTCATGCATATAGTCTGGAAACTCAATGCCCTGTTTGATGTTCACATACTTCTGGGTCAATCCAGACTCAAGCGGTCCTGGTCTATTCAATGCTGTAATATCTGATATGACCTCAAAGCTGAGAGGACCGGCAACTGCGACTTCCTTCAGTAGCTTTTTGGCTGATCCAGATTCAAACTGGAACACTCCAGTGGTCTTTCCTTTCGCAAAAGCCTCAAGTGTCAACTTGTCTTCCAGATCTATTGCGGTCCAAGAGATCGCATTGGACGGGTCTCTCTCAACAATTATGTTTGATGCAAGCCGCAACAAATCTAAGTTCTTCAAGCCCAGCAGATCGAGCTTAACGAGCCCCATGTGCTCACACTCTCGCTTATCCCAGTTGATCACTTGAGTTCCGGTTCTCGTCTCAAGGACTGCTCGCTCTGATAGGTCGCAGTCAGCAACGACAACACCAGCAGCGTGCTTTCCATACGCTCTGAACGTGCCTTGCAATTCAACAGCCAACTGGAACTCTTTAGGGTGTGCTCTTGAATACGCCTCTATCTCTGGAATCGCATCCTTCGCTTCGAGTAGGTCGTCGATTCCTGCTACTGTGAGCGTCTTAGAGCAACGGTATTCAAACTCCTGTAGTCCACTAGCACTAGCGACAGAGCGCAGGGCCGACGATCCTCCTAGGACAGAGTAATTACTGATGCCTGCTACTCTGGATTGACCAAACTGCTTTATGATCGCTTGAACGACCTCCTCTC